AATATTTCTTAATAACGATAACATCAATCCGAATGCTAATTCAGATGTAGATGGCAATTGTTTTATTAATTCATAATCTTTAGTTAAAGAATATATCTTAATATTATTAGAATTACAATATTCTTGATCGATATGATTCATTCCAGTTGAACATGTATTAATTAATGTTACATTAGTACCATTTAATAATTCATGATCAATTTTATATGTCTGTTGATTTGGATTACAAATTATAGTATCAATTTTTTCTTTTAATAAAAGTTCTCGTACTTCAGCTTTAGATGCAGTTTCATTTAAAAATACATCTCCTTTTCTTTGTAATATATCTAATATACCATCAATATGCTGGATCGGAGTAATAACCGCTATTTTCATCACTATATACCTTGATTATTTCATCTATAACTTGATAAGTTGAATAATTTATATTAAAGTTAATTAAGTCTTTTGCTTTAGTCGTATTTGCAAATCGTTTCATGATTTCTTTATAATTTCCAAATACTTGTTCTCGATCATCAAAAATTAATTCAGATTTTGAATTGGTTTTAGATATAATATATTCAGCAACTTCTCGTACCGTAGTTTGTTCATCGGTACCTAAATTAATAATTTGTCCATTAACTGAATCCATATGTTGTATTAATTTACTTAAACCATATGCAATATCTAATGCGTGACTAATTGATCTGGTTTGCATCCCATCTCCATGAATATGAATTGATTCACCTTTCAAAGCTTTATCTACAAATAATGGTATATGGCCACCTGACCAACTTTTATTAGATCTCCAAGATGCACATCCAAATACTCTAACTACACATCCTTTTAAATCTGATTGTTGAATTTCATTAAAAATAAATTGTTCGCCATACAATTTAGATAACGCATATGAATATCGTTCATTGGTAGGCGGACCTATAGTAATTGATTCGGATTCTAAAAATGTTGTAGAATTTCCATATACATCTGATGTTGACGTAAATATTAAAAATGAGCCATTTTTTACTGCGTCTGATACGACTGTTTCGATCATTTGATAATTTTCCTTTAAAACATCAACTGACTTTATAATACCATTTGCTGGCTTTTTCATTGATGCTAAATGATAGATAGCATCAAACTCTTCTTTCCAAAGATTTAAAAATTGTACTTTTGTTTTTTTAAATTGGAAATTTTTATTTTGATGAGCATTTTTTAAATTTTCAATATTTCCATATGACATATCATCTACGCCTACTACGCTGTGTCCTTGTTCTAATAAAAAATCTACTAAATGACTTGCAATTAAACCTGCAGCCCCCGTTACTAATATTTTCATAATTCGTATTTTCTTAATGGTCCTGTTTGTATATCGTGTTTGTAATATTCTCCAATCAACGTATTATCATAACTTTGTTTAATTGATTCAAAAGTATTTGTATTTTCATAATCCCAGCCCCATCTAGTACGCCATGCATCAAAATTTGAATATTTACCAAAATGATATTCATTTCCTGATTTAGCACCTGTGGCGGAATTAGCATTAATATTGTATTTTTCTTTTAAAAATTGATTATTTAAACAATATAAATTTGTTAATGTTAAACATGGAAAATTTAAATAATTAAACTGCATTGCAATATCTGGTAACCATAAATGAAAATGATATTCATTCGTTGGTTTGATATGTTGATTCCATAATGAAACATTTATACCAACTGCTGCCCACATTGGAAATTCTGAAATAAATGGTTGATTCCAATTTCCAGAATTAATTAATATATCTTGCTGTTTAGGACATAACCATCTTCCGGAATTTGATTGAATTGATAAATGTGCCATTCCAATCATCCCTAAGGGCGTTTCTCCATTATTAAACTTATCTAAACAATCATTAGTATAATCACCATTATCTAAAACATTAAATCCTACTATACCAAAGTTATTTAACTTTTCATTTGAAATATACTTCGATAATGTGTTAAAAAAATCTGCAGATATTGGATATATATCGTGTTGAAAGCATACTATCCATTTACAGTTTGGTCGATTTTCATTAATAAAGTCAATTAACGTCTGTGTTGCCATTTGTACGCCTCGATCTTTATTTTCGAGAAAAACTATATTGTTATCTAAACAAATTTGTTTTCCTTTTTTTATTTCTTCGATCGAAGAATTATCATCTACATTAATTAATTCAAAACCTTCAGTGTTAATATTTTTAATTACCTCACCGCTGAGCATATCATAATTATTTCTAGATGATACGTATATAATTAAATTATCATTCATATAATCCTATATAGTTTAAAATATATTCTTTAATATTGTGTTTACATTTCCAATTTAATATCTCATATGCTAATGTGGAATCGCATAGTGTTAAAAATGCTTCACCTGGTTTATCATCTTCATATATAATATTGTTGTAATTAAACATATTAGCAATTTCTTGTATAGAATAATTTATACCTGTTCCTAGTTCGAAAGTATGACCCCATGCAGTTTTTTCGAATATTAAAAGTAATGCACTAACAATATCATTAACGTGTGTAAAATCTCTTCGTTTAGTACCATCTCCATAAATTATAATAGGATTATTAGTTTCAATTGCATGTTCCCATTTACCAATTATTGTACAATAGCCGCCTTCTTTAAGATGGTGTGGTCCATATACGTTATAAAATCTAGCTATTGACGCATTTAAATTATAATGTTGCTGAAACAAATTAATAATTTCTTCGCCGATATCTTTACTAAAAGTATATGGATTTTTAAACTTACCAGAGTGGTGTGAGCTAGATCCAGCATATACTAATGGAGTATTAGTATCTACACAAAATTTTGATATTTTCATCGTAGCCAATGAATTATTTTCAAAATATTCTATAGGTAAACTAAATGATGGTTGTATCCTGGCGATGGCTGCTAAATGAAATATGATATCAAATTCTCCATATTCAGAAAAATCTTGTATATCTAATAAATCTCGATTAATATATGTCGCGCCTAATATATGATTTTTTTCAGATCCTGTAAAATAGTTATCAATTGATAATACATCAAAGTTATTAGTCATTAACAACTTAATTAAGTTCGTTCCTATAAACCCAGCTCCGCCGGTAACTAAGGCTCGTTTTTTCATAATGTCTCGTAATATGTATTTTGTTTTATTTGTCGTTCAATCGTCTTTGCATGATACAATGAATAATCTTCTTCCATTGGTAACTGTGCAAATGTTTTAATTCCAGTTAACTTTTCGTGCACCTTGTTCTCCCATTGAATTGATGGATGATTCCTATAGATTCGTCCTTGCCAATCCGGCCAATTAATCCAACCCTCGCCATTTACGTTCCATCCCCATTGTTGCATATGATCTTGATCCATTCCTTCCACTGTATTGACTCTTGGCACCCATATCATATCAACGCCATTGTTTGCACTTAATATACCCGGTAAGGCTTCTATAATAAGAGTACATGGAATTTCATCAGCATCAATATTGAATATATAATCACCTTTACACATTCTAGTTAATTCATTTTTCCAATCAGCAAAATGGCCTTGGAATGTGCTTTCCTTCAAAGTAATATAATCCTTAGCAGACCAAATATAGAGTAAATTTATCAATTCAGTAGATGCTTTTGGTTTATCTAGTAAAACACAAATTTCATCTTGTGGTCTCTTATGTTGTAAAAGAAATGGAATCAACCGTTTGATTTCCTCAATTTCATTACAAACTGTTATAGCATACGAAATCTTCATCGGGTGGGTTTAATTTGTGATATTCTGTGATACAACTCAACGTTGAAAGATCCTCTATCTTTCCAAAACTCTAACATACCCCTTAATGTGATTGATCTAGGAGGCAGTGTATTTACAAATTCTACTTTCATTTTATGATTCTTTTTTCTAACATATTAAGTAATGCTTGTACTTCTGAAAATCGTGTGAATCTAATTGCCGGATCTGATTCGAAGAATTCTACATACCATTCATCACTTTCTACCTCATCATTTGCACATGATATAAATTCAAATCCGAGAGCTACACTGTAGGTGTAGTAGTAGAATGGAGATTCGCCATCATGGTCGTCAACTTTTTCAAATCCTAATAATTTAATTTCTCGTTCGGTCATAACTTTTTATTTTATACTTAATAATATGAAAATATTTCTTATTCTCCAACCTTTTGTAACTTAGGTAATTCCACCCTTTTTAGTTGTGGTAACTTAAGTTCTACCGGTTTTGGTATCTTAGCAATCGCATCGGTAATATCATTTAATACTTGTTCGTAAACAGCACATACCGCAGTCTTATTGAACGTGCTATTCACAAAATAACGTTGGCGTTTGGCTCGATCTGCCCATGTTTTATAGTTTTTTTTCACATCTAACAACATAGTACCAGCATATTTATAATCTGGCGTAAACCATTTTGCGCCAGCAATTAAAAATGGATTTTGCGCACTAGGGTGTATTTCCGTTAATTGGCCGGGTAACGCACAAATAAAATCTTGTTTTAAAAAGTCTGCCTGCCCAGAGTAATGTGGAGCTATAATAGGTTTACCGGTTGTAGAAAATTCTAACAGCGGACGGCCAAATCCTTCCGATTTAGTGAATGATACCATTGCTTTAATTTTCGAATGATTGTACAACGCATTCATTTCTATGTCTGATAAATCTCCGTGTAATACATACACATTTGGTAACTTATGCAACTTAAACATGTCTCGTATTTCATTTATCTTGCGATTAATATCTAACTGGTCTAATATGCTATATGTTGCACCACTTGTTTTAAGAATTAATGCCGGTGCGTTAGATTTATTTTTAAATGTATCAAAGAAGCAATATAATAGACCTGATACATTTTTTCGATCTTCACCTAATGTGCCTTGCAACCAATGTCCTACTGATAAAAATGCAAATGATTCGGGTATATCGTTTATATGTGGTAATATATGTGAAGCTTCTGTTGCAGATGATAATTTGTTTCCGTATACGGTCTCATCGAAGTATTCAGGTACAACCTGTATTGTGGTAGTTAATGGTTTATTTAGTTTAGCAGCCGTATTCATGAATACCGTTTTGGTAAACTGACTTGGAACTATAATTAACTGCATCGAATTAAGTTTGTCGATCCAATCTTCCGGGCAAATATCTCCTTCAGTACCTGCAGTTACACCAATATTATATTTACCAACAGGTTGCAATTCATTTGGAACTGAAACTTGAATCCATACATCTGGCTGCGATTGTAATGGTAATGGAACAATTCTGTTAGCTACATCAGCTGAAACTGGATATGTCATTGGAGTTGAGCCCCAAGGCATAGATATCAATTTAATATCCCATTCATTGTCTTTTTGTTCGATGATATTTGAAACTATTTCTCGAGTATGATGACCATATCCAGACTGAGTACATACTGGACCTGCAATTACTATGGTGTGTTTATTATTCATATTTAAAACTGTTTTTGACTATACCATGATACCGGTATTTGTGTATGTTATTGATTCTACTTTATTAAATGTATAAGATGGTCGGGGTTCGTGTTGCATACCAAACATCCAATTGAACATGTCAATCATTTTTTTACCCATTGCTTTTGCAGTTAATCCGTTTTTCATGCAAAAGTCTCTACCCGATAGACCCATTTCATGTCGAAGTGTTTCTGGGGTATTATACCAATACATAATTGCATCAGCTACATCTTCAAATTTAACTCGGTCATCGAAAATATATGGTGTAGCTGGTGATCCTTGCAATGATCGATTGCTAGGAAATACTGGTTTAACCCACACTCCGTGATTTTTATATTTTCCGGTATGATTTGTTGCAAACTCTCCAGTAAATCTAATCCATTCATCAGTCTCATCAACAAAGCCACATTGATCTTGCAACCCACCAGTAACATTGTTAATTATAGGTGTACCTGTTAACATGGCTTCTGTACTACTAAGACCCCATCCTTCATTACTTCCTATATTAACGACTACATCTGCAACATTGTACATGGCATTTAAATCGGTGACTGATAATTTTGTGTCTGAAAATATAATTTTACAGTCTGGGGCTAATGTTTGCGCAACTGCTCGCAAGTCAGTACCATTTTCGTCAACAATTGAAGTATGCATTAGTAATGCAACTTTAGACTTTTTGTTGTCAGGTAACTGACTTACAAATTGTTTAAACGCCAATACTACGTCCCCAGGTTGTTTGCGTCGAATATTTCGGTTATTCCAAAATACTACAAAATCAACAGCGTTGTCTTGCTTGATGCGTTTATGCATGGTTTTATACAATTCATCAGAGGGTGGTAATGGTTTATATGTTTCGTGATTTAATCCATGTGGGACAAATCCAGTTAAAACATCATTCCATTTTTTAGATGTCGTAGTTGGATTAGAATCATAATCAATGACCCCAAAGCCAGCCTGTTTAAGCACTTCTCTGTGAATATTATCAGATTGTTTGCTAATACCCATAATCATATCACAACTAGCATAATATGGGGCATTCCACATTGGATATGGTAAATCATCCCAAATTGAATAATATGTAATTGGAATTTGATATGTTGTTTTTAACTCGTGCTCTAGAGCATACAACCAAGTCCAATAACGAGGGTCTGTAAAATGTAAAATTGCATCTGGTTTTTCTTGATTTAGGATAGTAAACAATATGTTACGGTCTCCATATCCACTCCATGCAATCAATTTAACAGATGCATCTGTTACGCCGGTAATGTTAGCAACATCTTGTGATAAATCAAACGCTTTACCGTGATCTGGATGTTGTAACGCCGCGCCTAGTTGAATCCAATCAAATTCTTCAACTGTATTAAAAATTATTTCTTTGCTTATTGTACCAATTCCAGATGGTAACCGAAAATCATCTGCAAGTAACAGAATTTTTTTCTTTTTCTGACTAGTTTTAGATTCAGTGGAATCATTCATAATAATAACCTGTGTTTATGTTTATAACTTTATAATAAATATCAATTAGTTTAAAATGACAACTGGCTTTTCACGTTTAGATGCAGTAGTATACGCTGTTTTAAGTATAGGATCTAATTGTGATTCATTTGACAGTATGACTAAATATTCACAATGTTCGGCTAATAGTTTCATGCGATGGTGTAATTGACTAAAATGATATGATTTTCCATAATATGACTCGGGCATTGCTGAATATAAATTGTATCCGGAATATGAAGGATTAAATTCAGTATACTGCATTGCAAATTCAATTGCATACTTTCGCACCATATGATTTGCACCTTCTACTCCACCAGCACCTACAATTACTACATCATCCCCAAACCGTGTTTTTAATTCACCGAGAGTTTGTTGCACTTTGCGTTTACTTTGCCAATGTTTACTTCCAATTATTCCAACTCGTTTCATATTATTCTCGAATTCTAGATTCTTTAGGACAATTTGTATAATCAGTTTTGAATGGACAATATTTACAATTAGATGCACCTTTGCCAGCAATTGCTAAGTATTCTTTATCTGCTAACTTTTCGCCTGCACTATCAAAACAATGTGATATAAATTGATCAATTTGTTTTTGTACTTTTTTCTGTGTAACTTTTCCTGCAGATGGTTTATACAATTGTATTCGCTTCTGTGGAAACATAGAATCCTCAATTAATTTGCGTTTAACTATAAAAAATTCAACAGTTATATTTTCTTCTGGAATTCCGAATTGTTTTGAAAAATAGGTTTTATATGCAACTAATTGAGCTGCTTTAAGTGAATCTGATTTTTGATGTTTATTCCACCCAGACCTACTTGTTTTAATATCATATATATGAATAGAGTTAGTTGGTATATGGCGAACGATTAAATCAATATATCCATGCCAATACACTGACTGGTTTAATTCACTAGCTGGTGTACATAATTCAATTTCAATTCCAATCAATTCCCAATCTTTTGTAGAAAAATATTGAGCGCGGCGCTTTCTAAACCATTCTAATATAGCAACCCCATCTTCTAAGTATTCTGCTAATTGTAATGGGTTCGAAAAATGTTCTCCAGTTTCAGCAACACATTTAGTATATTCAGACCGTAAGTTATCAGTAAGTAGTTGTTTTAAATCTAACTGATCTGCTTGTTTTACTGAGTTAGTATATAATACAGTTAAATAATGTTGAATCGTTTCATGAAATGCTGTACCAAATACAGTATCAATTGATGCCTGAAATTCTGCTAACTTATCGATATAATTTAATTTCCATGCCATCGGACATTTTTGAAACAATGACCATTGAGAGTATGATATACGTCTAGGTACGCTATCTACATTGCGTAATGATAGTTTGTATATCGGATTTATATATGTGTCTTGTTTCATACTATATTATATGAAAAAAACCTACAAAAACCAATCAAATAGTAAAAAAGTGCTAACATTGCTGCTAGCACTCTGAATTTAAAATTATTTAATGTATATTAATTTAACGCCGCCGAAATCATCAAATTTAATATTAGTAACAATATATTCTATATCATATTTTCTGAAAATATCATTATATTCAGAAATTAAGCTGTCTTCATCTAGCATACTAGTATCTATTTCCTGTATATCATTAACTGCATCGTTTTTGTTAATAGATGATAAATAATGTAATAATTTTTCTTCCGATATCCATCCTCCCAATTTATTACTTAATTCATTCAAATTTTTTGTGCCAAACCGACGCATATTTTCTGCAAGTAAATCTACTCCAAAGACTACTACAGCATCGTCAGTTATATTAATTCCCCATCCATTAGGACGTTCTCCTCCTAGCTCTGGTACTACCTGCTCTAGTGGCATTTCTGGATTTTTGATGGAAATGCTGTTAGCTTCTGCGAAATCCTGTAAGCTACCTATGCCTATGTTTTTTAGGTACTTCTGTATCAGTAGCAGTACTGTCTCTACTGTTGGATTAACTTTCTTCCAATAAACCTCTCCGTCTTCATCCAAAATTACTATTCCAAATGGTTCTTGTAAGTTTTGCAGTATGAGAGTGTGTAACTCTGCCGATAGTTCCTGTAGGAATGGATTGCTTTCCTTAGCAGCTCTCGAAGCAGAGGTAAGTCCGTTTTCTACTAAATTCAAATTTTTTGTTCCAAATCTACGCATATTTTCTGCAAGTAAATTTTTTAAATTAATTTTTGACATTTTTATTCCCTTTACGTTTAATTTTATATATATATATCAATCGAAAAAATACTATTTTGTAGATTCCAATTTTTCCAACTCTTTTAATGCACGTTGCATATAAAGAATATCATCTAATTTTTCTTCAATGCTATGTTGTAACCATTCTTTAAGAGAAAGATCTGTGCGATCTAGATCCGTACCATATTTTGCTTTGCCGGTTTGGGCTCGGACTATGAATTGGTCAATAATTGAATCAACGATGCTATCCGTTTTTGGAATTAAGCGGTCCAACTGCCAGTTGGATGGAAATCCAGTTACTGGATTAATTGCAATTTGTGTCATTTTACTCCTTTTAATAATTTCTTTTTATCACTTTCAGTATATCCATATAATGATAGAATATAATCGCATCTATTGGAACTTAATAAATTAATATATTCAATTGCTTCAGATTTACTAACTTGATAATGTTCGGCAATTTGGTCTACTAACCCAGGTGTATACTTATCATCTGTTTTACTTTTAATGTATTTTGAGTATGATTTAGTATTTGGAAGTAAATCATGATATAACTGATATGTTTCCTTTGGTCGTAATATACCTATAGTATATCGTTGCAATTCATTTACAAATTCAGTTAATTCCATACGCATTGACAGGTATCGGTTTACCATATATGATGAAAATTTTTTTTGATCTGGCTCAGACCAACTTGCCCAGTCTCGTTTTTTATGTGTAATTCCATCAATTAAATCGAAAAGTGTTGTACTCTTTTTTTCTGCTGCCATTAAATTATAATTTATATTTTTGTTTCCATATAGTTTCAAATAAACTACCAATTCCGAGTTCTAGTATAACTGCGGTATCCGGTACGCCTGGTAATTTTTTATCTAAAATATCATCAATACATTTGTTTCTAAACGTTTTTAATTTAGTTTTTGCATTACTTCTAGTAGATGTTTTAAACACAATTGTAACTGTATTTTTTAAAGTTGGTACAGACATTATGATTTCAATTTAACTGGTTGAAATTCTGGCGGTATTGCGCCGCAATCGTCACATCTAAATACTGGTATTGGTACCATTGTATCTTTGTCTGCCCCTGTTAATAGTTTCGAAACTTTGTTGATAGCAACAACTTGTCGGAAATACATACTTCCACATTCTGCACAACGAATTGGTTGCATATCAGTTAAATTAACATTTGAATTTAAATTTTGTTTTGCCATTATATTTCATTTAATATGTTAACAAACATTGCCATTATGTTAATTTCCTGGTCCACAACATGTGCTGATTTATATTGAGCTTCAGCTATAATCAAAATACATGGGCCTATGTGTCCGGTGGCATACTCATCTAATGTGTCATATAAAAATGTATATAGCGAAGTAAAATCTTTAACCTTACTATCTGCAATGCATTGTCGTATATCTGCGAATCTTTGTTTTCTATCAGATGTTGATTTTAACAAGTCCAATATTTGGGTCATGTAATTTGATTGTACTGCACTAACTTTGTCAATTGTTAATTTACCATTTACTACAGATGCTTGTGTTGCATTAATTGCACGACGAATATCCGGGTATGATGAATTAATAATTGTAGCTACATCTTGTATGTTATATTCAACTTGATTGTGATCTAAAATTTGCACAATACGTTTTGCTACATCTGTTTTACCAGGGGGAGTAATTGCATATGTTTGACATCTAGATTGAATTGGGTCAATTACTTTTTCAATGTAGTTACATGTTAAAATGAATCTAGTAGTCTTACTATATGTTTCCATTAAATTTCGAAGTGCCGCCATAGCGTTTGGAGTCATATAGTCAAACTCGTCTAATATGACAATTTTCCATCGCTTAAATCCAACACTACTAGCAAATCTAGATATCTGATCACGTACTGTGTCTACGCTATTCGTGTCAGATGCATTCAAATACATAACCTGACTATCAACTGCATTTGCTAGTATTTTTGCAAGTGTAGTTTTACCAGTACCAGCTTTACCATAGAATAACAAATGTGGTAATTCGCCAGATTGAATCCAAAGTTTACACTTTTCTATAAGTGATTCATTTCCAATATATCCGTCTAAAGTTGAGGGTCGAGCTGACTCGACCCATAAATCATGTTCTTGCATTATATATAAAAATAAATTAGTTTTGTAATTATACTGATAGAGCTTAATTCTGGAGCATCACCAACCAATATGTTGATTCAAAATCAGACCCTGTAAATTCTAATCTTGCTAACCCATCTGACGAAACATGCAATGTTCCAGAATCGCCTCGGTTTGCAGTTAACACTTCTTTAAGTTTATCTGCAGAAAAACAAATTGGGGATATATCAGCCGTTGTAGTTGAACCAATCTCAAATGAAATATTATCTGCGTTAATCGTGCTATAATTAATTACAAATATAATTTTACCATTCTTCACTTGTACTGCAAAGTTTTTTGCATCTGGTAAGGCATTTTTTGCTTTGATAAATTTATTAGTAAATTCATCATTAACGTCAATTGTAACATGATAATTAGGCTCAGTATTAATTTGAGGCACAGCTGGGATAACGGATGTGTCAGCTAACATGAACATTAATTTCGTAGAGCCTTCATTAATTTTCATTGCGTAATTTTTACCACCACTTTCTTGCACTTGAATATCAATATTTTCACCAACTGCACTTAACATTTTAATTAATGCTCCTGTATGATTAATTCCTAACTCTCCTTGCATAAATGGGACTGTTTTCCACTGCACTCGACCAACGACTGTTTGATCGATATCAATCAAGTTACATGTAATACCTTGATCATTTTGTTGTAAAATAACCGCTTCACAGTTTCCATTTAAATGGTATCTGCTAATAAATGATTGTAATTTACTTTTTTCCATTTGTATTTATTATTTAAAATTTAAAAAATTCTGAAAATTTATTTGCATCTGTTGTTGATATTGAATCCCCGCCAAACTTTTTATATGTTTTTTTGTATGTTTCATACACTTTCATTGCACTGGCTGGGTCTGCAAACATGTCGTGTATTGATAAAATTACAGCATATAAATCGCTAGGAAGCACAGTTTCTAACAACTCAACATGTTGATCCGTTAAATGATTGATTTCTTTAACCATTTGTGCGTAAACATGCACATTATGCACAACCATTCTAGGCATACCTTCTTGCGAAAACCTATCTAATCCAGTAGCAGTTTTTCCTCCTAAATATTCATATGTAAAGTCTTTACATGCTGGACAATCTAGACTGCATGGTACATGTTTAGATTTATCAATTTCAACTGAACCCTTACCTTGTTTCTGATGCGTTTTTCGTCGATACTCTGCATTTTTAGGAAAATATAATTCAGTAAATGTCTGAGTTTTATAGTTACCAGAATGTAAATACGTACCAAATACTGGATATTGTCCCGGGGATGATGAATCTGACATAACCTGTATACGATTATCAGTTAGTTTATTCATTAATGACTGTATAGTCCCTAATATGAAAAAATCTGATATTTTTGATATACCAAGTAAGTGTATGTATTGCACATGGGGCTTTTCAAATTCTCGCTCTTGCAACATAAGAGCAACTACATACATAAAATCTACTAGTTTCTTAGGACCACCAATGCACCATCCATTGAAATCAAAGTCCTTGAACTTGTGATACCAAGTAGAATATTCTTCATTAAAAGTTCCTTGAATAACATTTAAAAACTTTGTTTTACCACTTTGATGTTTTTCAAACCATTTAAAATTATCAAAAGAAATATCCATTGAATCTTGAAATCGATTTTCATACGTAACTCGGGGTGGGATATCCAAGTTTGCAGCTACATCACTATTTGCTTCTAACCAATGAAATATTTTTTCGCGAATAGTACCATCCCATTTCAGTGCACCTGTTGCAATTTGAAATCCACCAGAATCTCCAAATACAAACACATCTTTATCTAACCCTAATTGTTCCCGGAAATCCATTTTCTTGTAATGATGGCCTGCGGTTACGAGAAAATACGGATGTCTCCATTTTTCTGGGTATTCTTTTGAGAAAAATCTCATTGTTGTGCCGTCTTCGAATGTAGTATTCTTTTTAAAAGCAGATACCATCGATCCGGCTGATAACGATGGGATATATAAAAATTCTTTTTTAGTCTTCATGTATTCCTTGTTTGTTTATTAGATGTTTGCAATATTCAGATTCATGCCAAACATTGATTTCTTGTGTCATATCATTGCAAATAATATATGCTTCCATTCTTCGCCCTAGATCTGATATATCAGGAAAATTATAAAATATTCCATCAGCTGGACCGGTACATGTACTTTTCAATACTGCAACTGCAGAATTAACATTGAATGGTTTATACATACGATTTGCTGGGATAAATTCTGGAAATGATCTAAAGTCAGGAAATACTAAATCACAACCAAATGTAGTAGATTCCAAAACAGTCCATGACACGTAATCTTGCAGTGAACTGTTAAATTGCACCTTTGCATGGGCCAACTCTGTGTAGTATTCTTCTTTGGTTAAATTATTTAATAGTTTAAATCTAGGTTCCCGGTTTGCTAATTCATACATTGCCTCGATGGCGCCTGGTAACATTGATTTAAATTCTTTACCAGATGTAGTTACGTGCCATTCCCAAATTGGATTTTCTTGCAAGAATTTTTCTGCAACTGCCAACATGAAAAATGGATTCTTTTCTTTGTCTAATCGGGAAGAATATATAACAACATCTTTCTTTCTAACTATACCATGTGCTAAGGCCTCTATATAGTTTGGTAACTTGTTTTGAGTTAGTTTTTTATGCAATGGCAATGACACAACATGTATTGGGGATTCGAATCCAGCTGCTCGGAGTTGATCGCGGTGAATCGTTGATCCAACAAATATACCAGACATTCGTTTATCTAATCCTA